GATTTATCATCTACGACAAAAGTATAGCTTACCTGACCTTTTTCATTTTTTTTAATATCTTGAAGAATATATAATTTATTTCTTTCAAATAATTTAGTATTATTTCTAGTATTATTAATAAATCTCATCCCAGGGATATATTTCATCAGTATCTATTCCTTTCAAATAAAGTTGAATATCGTGTTTCATATCGAGATATCTTTCATCTATATATTTTTGAAATGCAGTAGGTTTAATCCAAGCAGTACTATGTTCGGTATCATACCCAATTCTTTCAGCTCTACTACAAGCTACGTTAACTCCTTCATATAGGCATGCAAATCTTGCAACAAAATCTATTCCATATTCTTGAATTATATTATCAGTCTTTTTTATCATATAATGATTGTATGACAGTTCCTAATAAAAAAGTAATTAATCTATTTTCATCTATACCGTAAATGTTAATAATTTCTTTTATATTATATATATTATTAGATAGAATTTTTTTATTTAAATTAAAAAATGAATTATCTAAATCTTTATTATTTTTAGTTTCAATTTTACTTATTTCTTCTTCAACTAACTTAAAAAAAGTTTCTAAAAATTTAAGTTTTTTATTTTTTTGGTAAATTCTACCAGCAACTAATTGTTGAGAGTTTATTTCATTATGATCAGTAAAAAAATTTATTATTTCTTCTAAGGATATTTTTTTATTTTCCTTTTTCGTATCTAAAGAAGAACTTGAAACTTCTGTAGTAATATTTTCTAAATTATCCATTTTTTGTAACTAATGGAGTCGTAACTAAAGTCGTACCTATATTTGTAGAAGCTCTTACATCTTTATTACATTTTTGACACTTAAAAATTGTATCTTCATTAAATGATAATAAAACTTCTTGTGGATTATTTTCAGCGCATGGACATAATACTTTAACTGTGTTTTTTAATTTTTCTCTTTCTACTAATGCGCTAGCCTCAATAACCTTTTTAGTTAAATAATTTTCATATACTGTATTAAAAAAATAAAAAAATAATATTTGTAAGATTGTAGCAAGACCAAATACTAACCAGTCTTTAAAAATAATACCAAACAAACCACTAACTAACAAAGTTAATGTTAATGACGTTAATAATTTCTTCATTACTTTATTTTACTAACTTTCCTACTAATATCAACTAATTTACCTTTAAGCTCAATAATTTCTTTACTCAAATTATCTAATGGCTTTTTATTTTTAATTACTGTATTGGTATTAGCAATTTTTAGAAGCTCTTCTAAATTTTGTATTGATACAAATGCATTTGCAACTACATCATCAAATTCATTTAAAGGATAAGGTATATTTTCTGGAGCAACATCCGTTCTATTTTGTTTATTAAATATATCTCGAACACTAGATGGTTGTGATGGGTACTCAGTTTTTAACCCAGATTGATCTCTTACAACGTCAGGCATAATTTCATGTCCAGCGTCTTCTTGAATTACTTTTACGAAGTCTTCAAACTTTTTGTATGATTGCATATAAATATTTATAAATAATAGTATGAGCTTATACCAAAAACGATTTAAAAAGTTTTTATCTGAACAAGATGATGAAAATACTGAATTAACTGATCAAGAAGCAATGGCTTCTACCTTAGAGCCGGAAACTTCTCCAGAAGATTTTGATGTAGAAGCTCCAGTAGGTGATGATCCAGTTAGTACACAATCTAAACAAATGTTTGAAGAATTAAGTAGCTGGATTAATGAAATGGATAGATTTGGAGACTATTTAAATGGTACTTCTAATAGTATTCAAACTTCTTTAAACTCTGCTGAACCTGATACAATATTTGATAGTATTTCAAATGCTGAAACCAAAAAGATTGCAAGAGTAGCAATGGAAGTTTCATCATTAAGTGAAATACTTAAAGGGTACTTAGCAGGAGCTAATGATCCAAAATATAAATTTAACTAAATAATAATATGAAAACAGACCAAGATTTAATTTTTGAAGCATACGTTAATAATAATGAGGTAGAACAAGATGATAATGATCAGTTTACCCCTCAAGAAGCTTCTGCGGATGATCAAGCAAATGAAATTGAACCTTTAGAAGATGAAGAAAATCCTGAATTAGTTTCAATTACAAAAGCTTTAGAAGCAATAGTAGCTGAATTAAAAACTTTAAATCAATATGCTGATTTTATTACCACAGGTACAAGAGCTCAAGGATTTACCGGTACTGGTAAAAAATAATTAACTATTCTTAATTTCAGTTAACAATAATTTAGCTTTAAGACCTGAATAAGTATTTTTTAATATAAATTCAGGTTTTATTTTGTCTTTATTACCCGCTATGCAAATATCATTAAAGTCTTTAAATTTTTTAAGCTCTTTAGGCCATATAAAAACTTTTTCATTATTATCTATTAATAATATACTTTTATTTAAAGATGCTTTATCACAATATTGATTATCTAATACGTAAATTTTTTCATATAAATTAAGTTTATTGATCTGTTGTTTTTGCAAAGCAGTAAACATTTTATTAGTATTTTCAGTAATACCGCAAGTAGCTAATCCGTTTTCTACAAAATAACTATCAATAGGACCTTCAAAAATAAAGATATTATCATAATCTGAATTAATATTTTGAATACCGTATAAACTTCTTTCAGACCCTACTTTACTAAGATATTTAGGTCTTTCAAATAAATCTTTTTTAGTTAGACCTCTTGATTGATAAAAAATAATATTATCACTTTCATCATAAAAAGGTAATATTAATCTATTTTTATGTACCGGGTCTTTCAATGAAACGTAAAATGTTTTAGGTTTATTAATACCTTTATCTAATCTTCTTTCTTTAATTAATTTTAAAGCTAATTTTACTATAGCATTATCTTTATAATAATGTATCTGACTAGAATCTGATAAATTAATGCAATCTTCAGGTAAACTTTTATCTATTACATTTTTTACTTCAGTAGTTTCTTCTCGAGGTAAAATTTCTACATCAAAACTTTTTATTTCATTTATAATAATATGTAATGATTTATTAGTTACCTCAGTTATAAATGTAAGAGCTTTTTTACTATAACCACAATTATGACAATATGCTAATTCTTTTGAAGGTATATAATAAAATCTTTTCTTCTTACCCCATGAACCGCCTTCTTTACAAATAGGACAACATCCATTATACGTTTTAGTATATTTATTATATGAGATTTTATATATATTCTCATATAAAACGTTAACTACATATTGCTCAGGTATAACTATCACATTTATATTATAAATGTAATATTTTGATTTTCAAGATTAACCTCTACTTTGTGTTGTATTACTTTGTGATAATACAGATTTATAATCTTGTATAATTTCACCTGTTTTTGTATCTTTAATTGATACTAAACCTTTTTTAATTATATGACCAGTAACAGGGTCAGAAATAATTGCTTGTTCATAAGTCTTACCATTTGCATCATAACTATTAAAAACTGGTCTAGCAGTTTCTCCTGTAAATGGGGATCTTATTTGTTGAGGATTGATAAATTGATCTTGCATATATAATTATTTAAGATAATAACTCTAATAATCTATTGTCTTGAAAAAAAGCTGTATACCATTTTGTATCATTTTTAACTATTTGACTAAATTTATATTCTTTACTTAGTTTTTTAAAATCATCATAATTAGTTGTATCTTTAATTTCTGATAATTGATTTAAAACGTATTCTTTTTCATCTTTATCTTCAGTTAAAGTAACTAATTCTAGATTTCTTTTATATATATTATCTTCTTCTTCAGTTAAAAATACTTCACCATTTAAAAATTTTTCTATTTTAACTTTACCAAAACCTTTTAGTCCAGGTATATTATCACTTTTATCTCCAGTTAAAGCTTTTACTTTAATAAAATTTTTTTTATCATATTTTAAAATATCTTTAAAATTTTCTTTATTAATTTCTATCTTTCTAATTGGATCATAAACAGAAACCTTATTAGAAATTAGTTGACACAAATCTCTATCAACAGTAACTATAATATGTCTAAATAATTTTTTAGTTATATAAAATTTAGTTGTACAATGTTTATCATATGCATCGTTAATTATTTTAATAACGTCATCAGCTTCGTAAGATCTAGGAAAAATAGATGGTATACCCATAGTATTTAACATTTCCTTAATAATTTCATTTTTAGTATGTACCTCTTTACCATATTCTTTATCACGATTTCCTTTATAATCTTCAAGTAGTTCCTTGCGTTTATTAGGTTTATAATCAGGTTTTTCATCCCAAACACAAAAAGTCTTATCAGGTTGATACATTTCTACATAACTTTTAACGCTATTAAGGAACATATAAACGTGATAATTTTCAGAAACATTTTTTATATTGTTTGCTACCCAATATACTCTATGGACTAAATTATTTCCGTCTATCGTTAGTATTTTCATTTTTCTTAAACTGGGCTTGTATTACTTTAAACACATATTTCGGGCATTTTTCTACAAATTTTATAATTTCTTTATCTAATCCTTCATTAAAATCATTTTGAGACATTTTTGTAGTTGCCATATCAGGCATTCTAAGAAAATTATACGTCTGTTCCTTTTTATCTTGACAAATATAACAGAATAACTGGCCAGCCCATTGGCCGTGATGGCAAGCATAAATGTTTCCGGATTTAACTTTTGATATTTTCATAAAATTCAACTAATTCTTCCATTTGATTATCAAAATCATTATATAAAGGCTCATAAAATAGTTCTTTTTGAATTTTATCAAAATTAATACTGTATCTAAAGTCATGCCCTAGTCTGTCTTCTACAAATCTCACGTTTTTATCAAGGTCTTTACCCATAATTGTACATATTTTATCAACTAACTCAATATTTGATAGTTCTAAACCAGATCCTATATTATAAACCCCATTTTTACCTTGAGTACCTACTGCCCATACTGCAAGATTATGATCATAAACATGGACCCATTCACGAACATTTAGTCCCTCCCCATATATAGGTACTTTTTTACCTTTCAATAATGATTTAATGATTGTTGGTATAAATTTTTCTTGATGTTGATTAGGACCATAATTGTTACAACATCTTGTTATACTTATATTGCATTTAAAAGTTTCTATATAAGATAAACATAAGAGATCGCTTGATGCTTTACTTGCAGCATAGGGAGAACGAGGTGCAATAGGGGTTAACTCAGTAAATGAGGGATCATTGAACCCTAAATGACCATATACTTCATCAGTACTTATATGTACAAATCTTCCGTAATTATTATTTATTTTTCGGAAACATTCTAACATATTTAACGTGCCAAGAACGTTTGATTCAACGAAAACTTTAGGTCCTAATATACTATTATCAACATGAGACTCTGCTGCAAAATGAAATATATAATCAAACTTTTCATTACTTAAAAAAATATTTTCCAACTCTAAAGTATTAGTAATATCTAATTTATATTCTTTATCGCATAATCCCTTAATAAAATCTTTATTTGAAGCATAACCATCTTTATCTATACATGTTATGTTATGTTGAGGGAAGTTATCACGTAGAAATCGTATAAAGTTACTACCAATAAAACCATAACCACCTGTTACTAATATATTTTTACTTTCTTTTTGCATTTTTTATAATATCTGGATTTTGTTTTATCGTCTGAGCTGTTATCAGATCTTTTATTTTAGTCGTAGACCACTCATGCGATCTAGTAGTATATATAACCTTTGGTGGTAGATCGTCACCTGTAAAAGGTTTACCAATATAATCTTCACCTAAAATTCTTATATCAGGCTTAAAAAATTTAATTAACTCTATTAATTCTTCTTCAGTTTGATACATGTAAACATCATCAACATACTGGATTGCCATTAAAGTCTTATATCTTTCATAATAAGGTATAACAGGTTTGTATTTTGTATATCTTGTGGCCGAAGGATCTTTCTGCAAAAATACTAAAAATCTATCACAGTGTCTTTTTGCTTCTTCAAAAGTGTATATGTAACCTGGATGTAACAAATCAAAGTTACCAGCTGTAAATCCTACTAATTCTTTTTCCATTTTAATTCCTTTCCAATTAAAGATGCGTTTAATCTTAAGTAATGTTCTTCATTACCAAAATCAAAGTTAAAATCATTTTTAATTTTATCATTTGTTAAGGTACAATTGCTTCTATTACATTTTAATTCCAAATTTTCATAAGGTATAAATTTCCAATCTTTATTTTCTATACCGTACTCTTTTAAAATATCAATAACTTCTTCTGTACCTAAAGAATTACTATGAACAGCATTATATATACCTGCCTTAAAATTTTCAATTACAGTTTCAATAAATTCACATAAAACTTGCATATCAGTTTTACTATTTACAAAATCTATAAGATTTGAATAATTAATAAGTTTAGTTAATAGATTTTTTCTTGATAATTTATTTTCTATTGGCATTCTTATACGTATAATATTTGTAAAATTAGAATCAAGCATTAATTCTGATATATGTTTAGTTTTACTATAAAAACTTGATTCTTTATTAAAAATTCCAAAGTTTGGAGTATCATCTTCATTATATTCTTTATCATAACCAGTATATATACAGCCAGAACCTATATGAATAAAATTAATATCTAATGATTTACTTACACTTTCAATAATTACTGGGATATTTACATTATAAAAAAAGCAATCATTTTTATTATCTTCACAACCATCTACATTAGGTGAACCTGTATAACCTGATGCATTAACTATTGTATTTATATTTTCCGTTAAACAAAAATTATATAATATTTCAGAGTCAGTATAATCTAAATCTTTTTTTGATTTAAAAAATATATTATAGTTAGAAAGATTCTTATTATTTAAATACTGTTGTAAGTATGCGCCTATATAACCTTTACCGAGAATTAAAACATTCATATATATATTTTAGTTTAAAAAAACTAAAAATCAATGTAATGAATTCATAATAAATTTTTGTAAATATTGTGTAAGGGCATCTGTATCTCTATCATTTTTAGCATAAAATATAGGTCTAATAGATTTACCATTAAAATCATATCCCATTATTACAAAACAATTCATAAACTCAGAACAAGTCGAAACCATTGCTTCAATTTCATTATCTGTTTTTCTATTATTATATTTTTCCTTAACTAAAGTTTTTAAAGCATCCCTTATTAAATTTTCAGTACTAGGGTCAATATTGTTAATAAATTCATCATTTACAATTTCATCATCATTTTTACTATTTTTTTCCTTGTCTGACATAAAAATATTTAATATATTTTAGTATATTATTATAGAACGTCAACTGTAGGTGGGGAATACATTAATTTAAAAACTGGTACTTTTTTAGAATCATTACGGTGTATTGCGTTTACAAAGTGTAATTCAGTTGCTTTAGGGTTTTGAATCCTAGTTATATGCCAGTACCAGGTATTTACTTTATATAACTCATACTCAAATTTTATAGATAACCATTCTAATAACGCATATTGATCTTTTTTTATTTTATAACCTGCATAATAAATTCTTTTTATATTCCCGATATTTACAAAATTAATAAATATTTCAGATTTCAAAATTGGGTGAGTTGAAATTAACTTAGCATCATATTCTAAGTTAAATTTATTTTTTAAATATTTTTTATGATCTTTAACTAGACATAATCTATTCTCTGAATCTAAAACTACAGAATCCCATAAATTATTATTTAAATAGTCAATAGGTAATTTTTTATATTCATTATTGTCGTAACTATATATTTTTAATACCATTTATAGTCAGGATGACCTGTAGGGTCAATCTCCATATGCATAATTGTACGAGAGTCGGGTGAGTCATTAATAAGATCATGATCTAATCTTCCATCAAATAACATCATTTGACCCACATCTCCCCATTTAACTTTCTCATTATTTAAAGTTAAAACACAGTTACCTGAACTCGGTGATAAACATATTTGAAATGTTAAAGTAGGCACTCTAAACTTATGTTTATGCGATTTTATCTCACTATTAGCCTGTATTTTGCTCATACCGGACCAATATACTTCATTAACACTTTCTAATATTTTATATGTTTTAGGTAAAAGTTTTGGAGCTAATCTTAAATATTTTATCCATTTTCTTTTTAGTTGATTTTTATCTCCCCCATTACGGTCAAAAATAGCATTAAAGTTAGGAGCATGTATTTTATGCGAACCTGATTTACGATAATAAAACTGAGCTGCAACCCAAGTACCAATTACGTTCTCAACTACATTTTCGTCTTTAAAATCTGCTGAAAACTTGAAAAACATATCATCATTTCTGTAATTGTTTAATTCATTTACAATTTCATCCTTAGCATTAACTATTGGTGCTAAGCAAGCAAATTCACCGGGATCATAAAAACCTCTCATATTAATATATTGAATTAATTATGTAAAATTATCAACTTTTTGTTTTAATAATAATTCAATAATATTTTTATTTTTTCTTATTACAGTATTAATCCTATTATTTAATTTTCTTAACAACCACATATCAGGTAAAATATATTTTTTATTTTTCATTTTTGGAGTTATATTCATTAACACTTCATCTGTATATACAGTATCAATTATATCAATATATTTTTTAGCATCTTCCATTGTCATAGTTTTATCATTAATATATCTTAAAGTACCATAACCTGTATCCATACCTCCTTTAATTTTAATCCCATTAGGTAAAATTTTTACTATAACATATAGCGGACCAATATAATTTTTCATACCAGGCTCGTTTGGACACCAGCCTTTACCATTTAAAGCATCAACTGTATTAATATTATTAGTTTTATAAACAACTATATTGTCTTTATAATACACACGTTCACCCCCAAGGTCAGTAAACCTATTTTTCTCTAGGGTTTCTATCATGAATTATTTTATCCTACTGAATGGATTTTTAGAGGGGTCATTATTTACCCCTTTTTCTATTAATTGATTAACTACTACTTCTATACTATTCGTACTTAAATAAAAACCTTTATTAAAATTATTACCCCCATCATCGAATTCAAATAATACTTCATCTTTTTGATCTTTATTTGTAAAGCAAGTTATATATACACTATGATATCCCGGATCTACTAATACTGTCCATCTTCTAGGATCAACATTAGAATATGCATTAAATATTTTTAGTACAACAAAACCATTATCTTTTAATCTTTTTATAAAATAACCAGGGGTTTTTATTTTATTTTTTACTTTATGTTCAGACCAATCTTTTTTCATATACTAATTAATTAATGCAGATATGATATAAATCAATTCAGCGTCACCCTTTTTAAAATTACAAGTTATAACACCCATATCTGTATTTACACTAAAATTAACTTCACTACTTCCTCCGAAACTTACTAAACGAAAAGAATCAAAATTAACTGGTAAAGGTTTAACTATATTACCTTCAAAACTATCACTTAATAAACATACAAAGTTATCTGAATTATGTCTAGACCTATCACCTAATTCACTATAAATTTTATTATCTTCTTCATAGATATAAACCTTAGATGTTTCAGTTGCAAAAGAGCTACCTTTAAATAAGGTATTTAATTCACTTTCTTTAACTATAAATTTAGTATTAAATTCCAGCTTTTTTACTTTTTCAATATTTAAAGAAGGTTGTTTTATAATACCGTCATCAAGTAAATGATACCTAAATTTATAACCGTTTTGATTATAAGATAAATTATTTTCATTAATCTTTAGTTCAATATCGGTAGTTGGTATAATATCTAAAACTCTAACTAGTTTTTTAATATCTGGTAAATTTAAAGTAGTATTATTAGGAATATCAGTATCTACTTCCATCGATGATTTACATACTATAGTTGCATCTGCCGATGCTAAAGTGCAACTTATAATATTATCTTGTATTGTTAAAATACATGCATCGTTAAGATTAGAGACTGGAGCTAAAAAGTTAGATACAAAGTCTTTTTTATTTTTTATTTTTAAATAAGCCATATACTAATTCTATTATATTAGTTTTCCCATTATTTATCAACTGATTTTTTTTTTGCTTGTCTTTTGATAGGTAATGATGTAGTTGTTATTTTATCTATTATAACATCAATTTTTTCATTTAATTCTTTAACTTGCTTAGTCTGAAAATTTACCTTTTTTACTAAATCATTAACTTGATTTATAAGTTCTTCTTTTTCTGAAACATCAAAATTAAAAGATAATTGAGAATCATTATTAGATATTTTAATAGATTGATCTTGCGTAGGTATTGATAATTTTTGTACAGGAGGGTCAGGAATAGGAGCAGCCTGCACCTGTTGAGGTACAGACTGCTGAGGTTGAGCATAGACTTGTTCAATTTGCTTCTTTATTTCTTGACTTGCACCTCTTTTTAAAGTAGTGGATTCACCAACAATATTACTATCCATTTTACTGGCTTCTCCATACATATTACCCATAAAATTAAGTAAGACACTTCTTTCTTCATTAGGAGAAAGTTGTCTAGTTAATTCAGGAGCCTGTTCACCCTGAGGAGGGTTTTGAGGCATTGGAATCATTTGTGGTTGGTCGTCAGCCATTTTTATTAAACGTCAAGACCTTCAAGTAGTTCTTTTAGAACTTCATCTTCATCATTATCTTTCTTTTCCTCAACAACTGGCTCACTTACTGCAGTTTGAACGGGTGTATTATTTTCTTCCTTATCAAACATAATAGTAGTAGTTGTAGTAGAAGCATCTTTAACATAATAATGTTCATCTAACATCGTTTTAAGATCATCAGAACTCTTAACACTAAACACACTACTTAAATCAAAAGTATTATCATAAATTTCTTTATGATTATCTTCATCTAGACCATCAATTGCACTAGGCATTGCAAACTTAGATGATACATAAGTAGGAAAGTCACCTTGCTTTTCTACCTTAACTCTAAAGTTAACACCATTAGGACTTAAATCAAAGATACGAGGACCTAACTCAGATGCATCTTCCCCTTCAATTGCATCGGTAATAATATTATGAATTTGCTTACCGTAACGAAGCATTTTAACCTTACCATTATTTTCAGGATTAACAGGGTCATTAACTACATAAACATTTACTAACCACTTTTCAGAACGGACTATAGCCTTAGCTTTTTCCTTTTCTTCTTCACTACCAGTACGAAGAATCTTATATCGCTCTTCAGCAATAGGATCTCTTTCACCGAAGGTTTGAAGAGAGATTGCACTAGTATATTGACCAGTAGCAAAACTATTCCAACCATGCTGATAATAATGAAAGAACGTCTTAGAAGGATCTTTAGCATAAGGCAATAACCTTACAGTAAAGGTATTACCAGGAGGTGTCTTTAAGATATCACCTATTGCACTCTTATTATTATCGTTATCTGCTGCTAATGCAGACTTAATACTATCAAACATTGAACTCGTTATATTACTCATAATTTAATTATAGACTATACTTTTTGATTTTCAACGAAAATTTTAAATTTATTAATTATTTTCTTAGCTTTAGAGCTAGAATAGTATTTTGTTCTAATATAATTTAACCTTGAAAAATTAGAACTATACATTGTTTTTATTTCCGTATCTATAGAACTTACTACCTTTTCAAAATTACTGAAAGCAAATAATATAAAGATAATAACATCTCTATTTTTAATATGCTTAAGAAAAACATTATATTCACCTTCTTTTATTGTAAGGTAATCTTTAATATTAATATCTTTTTCTTTACAATAGTTGTAAATAAATTTTATTGATTCTTGCATTTTTGATAATGTTTTATCATCATCCGGATTATTTAAAATAAACTTATCATTATATAAAGTATAAGCTTTTATAGCTTTAGGTCCTAGATAAAATTTTAAATCAAAATAATTTTCATCATAAACAAAATAAGGAGCTTCGAAAAAATCTTTTATTTTTAAATGTTTAAATTTAAAGAAAAAATTACTTAATTTATTAATAATAATATAATTTTCATCCGGAAAATTATCAAAATTCTTTCTATACTTTACTGGTTTGTTATTAACCTTTTTACTTACTTCTAAAAAATTATTATAAATTACTTTTTCTATATCAGTCATTAAATCCATCAAATTTATTCAAAAATTTAGTTACATATTTACTTTTGGTTACAGAAGGTTCAGTTTGTATATATTTTTTAATTGCAGTAAAGTCATTTTCTTCTTCAATAATACTAATAAATATATCACGTAATGCTTTATTTTCAAGTATTTTTAAAAAAACGGTAGCAAAATTCATTTTTTTATCATGGACTAAAGCAACAAAAGTGCAAAAAGAATAAAACGATTTTTCAAATTCAGCTGTTTGAATATCTTGATATGGGCTATTATTTTTCATTTATTGGTTTTAGTAATTTAGTAATATTAATTACAGTATCGTTTAGAGTTCCACCCGCTGCATCTTCGTGACCTCCCCCGTCCATTATTTTAGCAGCTAATTTACCCATATTTATAATGCAATTTTTATTGCGTCTCATATAAACACTCTTACCAATTAGATTTATCATTAAAACAAAATCTACTTGATATTTTTCAATAATAGTTTCTGCTATTTCATTTGGACTAAAGGTTACCATAACCCCTGCAACATCATAATTATTAGGCCCTATTTTTATATTACCTCTATGTATAATTTCTTCTTTAAAAAATCTATCTATTTTATTTTCTATAATTTTTAAAGCATTTTTATGAAATTGAGTAAAACCAAAAAAACCATCCTTAAAATCGTTTTCAAATTTACTTACCCTATCCCCTGTATATGACCAAAATACTTGATTAAGTGGTTTACTAAACGGTAAACTTAAGGTATAACTATCATAATCATCAATTAATTTTACTAATAATTTTTGATTTTTATTAAGTTTATTTTCTAGCTTAAAAGTATCATATATTAATTTAGTACAAGACGGGTAATTTTTAATTATTGGTTTAGCATTTTTATAATTATTAATTAACTCTATATGCTCAGCGTGATGATCAACCACAATAACATTCTTAAGATCACATAACCTAATTTCACTTTCTTTAAGATTTAAATCACTAATAATTACTAAGTCATAATCTTCAAATTTAAAATAAGCTATATCATTAATAAATTTTTTTTCCGTAGTAACTGAATACGTTAATGTGGTATCTTTATATGCTTGTTTTAAACAAAGATATGAACCAGCTCCATCGAGATCTGCATCTGTAATTATATGGATCTTAGGCATTTATTTTATTTAGTTCCTCTTTTTAATTACTCAACAAGCTTAAAGTATTCGTTAAATCGGACATTTCACTACCATCATCATCAATGTTTAATGATTCATCCTCCGAAATAGTTAAAGTATCATAATTAAGTCTTAATGCTGTATGACCAAAATTTGAACCATATCTATTTTTCATCATACCCATTTTAACTATACCTAATTCCTTATCTTCATCATCTTGAAAAATACTAAATATACAGTCAGCAGTAGCAGCCATTCCAATAGATTCTGATATAGTATCCAACCCAGGGTTTTCTTCGTCATAACCAGAACGATTTAACTGAGTAGCAGATATAAAAGGACATTCAAAAACATAACTTAAAGCTCTTATACCTTCTGCAACATGCTTAACTCTCTCATAAGAATTATCCCCATATGGACTTTTAAGTAAATTTAAATAATCAAGAACAACTGCATCAACTTTTATACCTCTATTTTTTATTTCAGTAATATAACCTTGTATATTTTGAGGGGTTATAGTACTCGGAGGAAACTCTTTAATTAAAATTTTACTATCAGGCTTACCATTATTATAACTTTTAATTTGTTCAGACAATGATTGGCTTGCACTTCTTAATTCTTTCATCGGTATACGAGTTATATTAGATGATAATCTTCTTGCATATATCATTTCTGACATTTCAAGACTTATAACTAAAACTGTTTTACCCTGCGAAGCAATATTGCATGCTATGTTACCTAAAAATATAGATTTACCAACATTAGATTCTCCTGCAAATACATATAACGATCTACCATTTTCTAAAAAGCCACCATCTATTTTATTATCTAACCATTTCCAACCTGAAGGTATAGTAGGTTGATCAATATTTAAATCATCTATAACTTTATCAATATTTTTAAATAAATCTAAACCTAAATTACTTTTTAAATTTACGTTACAACTTTTTTCAAAACTATCTAAAATATAACTTGTATTAACGTCTCCTTTACTAACGTCTTCAGCTATAGAAAGCATAGTATTATATATAGCTCTTTCTTTTAAGAATCGTTCAGTATTAACTGTTAATTCATCATCATTAAACTTTTTATCAATATTAGGAAAGTTTTTAACCACTGATTTAAAACTATCCTTTAATTCATCATTAATTAAATAAGATTTAATTTCAGTTACAGTAGGAATGCTTTGCCTTTTTACATAAAAACTTTTTATAAGACTAAAAACAGTCTTTATATTTTTATCATTAAAATATTCAGGCTTTACATGTTCTATTATTTGAGTTAAATAACTTTCATTAGTTAAACTCTTATAAATTATAACCTGCTCATAATAATCTAAATTTAATCTTCCTACTTCTTCCATTTGTTTATAAAATATTTTTGACCTTCATAAAATTCATTACTTGGGTTAGTTAAGCCAGGGCTTGAATGTATTATTGGTATATCCACAACTCCTATTTTAACATTATTTTTATTGCATTCCAGACAAAAATCTATATCATAATAATGAAAATTAGATGGATAAGTTTCGTCGAAAATTACATTAGTTGGTAAATTTTTAATATTAATGCCCATAAACACACCATCAATAACCAAAACACGACCTGGTATAGGACCAAACGAGGTATACTGATATTGTTCAGGAGATCCATGAGCGACATTTCCTTTTTGATCTTTTCTTTCGGACATAAGATGCCATAAAGCAGGCTCTTTAACTCTACATGTTGTTGCCCCTGCGAGACCAAAAACTGTATACATTTCTCCGTAAGTATCCAACCTAGATAACAGATCCCCGCAATTGATAAAAACATCGTCATGGACAAATACAGAAATATCAACGTTGTTACTACGAGCGTCCTCCAAGAAGTTATTATAACATTTTTGCAAACTTTTAGTATTTTTTTCTTCATAATGTATTGAGAGATTTATATAATAAAGTATCTTCTTTTTTACCTTTCGTGGTTGTATAAATTTTATATTTCATTTAAGTATGGTTCTATTTTAATTGCTCCAAGATGTTGATAATTATTAATAAATTTATCACGATCTATTTTATTATAAAATACAGATAAAATATATCCACCAAAACCACCGCCGCAATATTTGGTTGCTATTACATTTTCAATAACTGGTAATGCATTCATACCTTCTTTTAATTGTACTTCATAATTCATATTAATACCAGCACATAATAGCTCTAAATTATTATTTTGTACCCCTGTATATGCTAAACGACTAGACCTAGCTAATAAATTATAATCACGATTATTTTTAACATATGATGGAGTATCATGGCTAATCCCAGTATAATGTAATGCCATTTTACCTTTTAATATATCTCCGTTTCGTTTTAAAATAAGATAAGGTTTTTTACCACTTTTCCAAACACATAAACCGGTTTCTTTTATTATAGCTGGGTCTTGCCACCCTACTCCTAAATCTAATTCACTTTGTACACCATCTTTACCATTTAATAATGCCCATGCTCCACTGCCTCCTAATCCTGATTGAGTTTCATACGGCCAATTGTGTAATGATACAGTTGGTGATATTGCGCAATTTACTATAAATCCATCATTTCTGGCAAGTTCAGGTACATCTAACCAACCACCAGCTAAGTCTACCCGTAAAGGAGCTTCATCAGGGGTCTTTATATTGTTAAGAATAGATGATGTACTTACCGGGTCAAACTTTGGTGGTGTTTTTTCCAGTTTAACATATTCTATATTGTGTTTTTTACAGAATTTTCTTTTCTTTACTCCAAATTTATCATCTGAAGTAACTACTAAAGTATCAGGTAATATTTTTAGTATTATATCCTTAAAATTTAAACCGTTTTTATCTAAATTATTTCCAATTACTACCTCATCAATAAAAGATATATTATTCAAAATTTCTATCTTATGCTCAATCGGTATACTAGGTCGTCTTTTTTTATAATTATATAGTACTTCATCGGATGGAATACATACTACCAATTTATCCCCTTGTTTCAAAGCTTGTTTAAAAAATTCTATATGACCTGCATGGATAATATCATAACAACCTGAAACAAATACTTTATTCATATTCTTTTCTATCGTCCATTTCAGGTTTATGATCTCTATTCCAGATCATACCCATAATATTCCATAAAGCAGCTCCTAAATGGTCTTCACTATCATCGCCGATAAAGTCTTGCATAAGATGTCTCATAGTACTATCGTATAAAACTGAATGTTTCATACCTTTCTTCCAATTATTTTCACCGTATGTATCAGCTCCTTGTAAATACCTCATCATTACATCATTAAGTGCTTTATGAGGTACTAAACTCATACGTAATTTACCATCAGCATTATCTCTTTGAGCTCCAGTTTTAAATTGACGGGGTTTACCTGTAATTTTTAATTTACTCATCAATTATATTATAAATGGGTTCCGTAAAAATCATATCTTGAGATTTAAAATCATTATCTTTAATAATAAAATTATTACCTAACCATTTTTTAAAAAAGAATAAGCCATCACTTCTAACATCTGTATTTACATAATAAAATTTTATATTATCTTTATGCTTATTAATTGCGTTCTTTATTAATAATTTTGCAATACCCATACCTCTACTTTTTTTAGAAACTACTATATAATATGTTTTTAAAGTATCTTTTGCTTTTGTATTTACAGTGTATGCATGCAGACCTAATACTCTCCCTGTTTCATCTGTGCAAAGCTCTATAGGATATTTTTCCCACCAATTTCTACTAGACCAGGTATGGCCAAATGTATTTAAAATAAAGGAATCAGTATTATCATAGACAAATTTAATAAATCTTAATTTATCTATTTCAGTTAGTTTATCAATTGTAACGTAATTTAAGTTCATAATGTTAAAAATGGTGAATCATATACAAAACCATCTACTTCAGTTAAGCCTTCATATGAAAAATTATAAAGAATACCTTGACTCACTTCTTTATAATCACAACCTCTTATAGATGATATATTGCTATCTTTATAAAATAATGTACTACCTTGTCTTGCTATGTATATATTCATAGTTTTAATATTAACTATCCATAAAGCAAAAGTACCCTTTAATTTTTCTATAGTATATAAAATATTCTGTACTTCACTTTCTATATCTTCACATGGCCCATGCGTGTATTCAAATTCATCTAATAATGCCGGTATAATGCTACTATCAACTGGGTTATCATGAGCAGGTAAATAATCATCAATTAATTCATTAAAATTAGATAAAACTCCATTATGAGCTACTATCCAATCACCATACCAGAACGGGTGAGACGTTTCTTCTTTCCAATCTCTTCCAGTTTCAGTAGGTGCCTGGTTATGACCAAGGTATAAATGACCTTTATCTTGAGGTAATTTGATATCATTCCAATTTATATTACCTTTTTCCTTGACTACTTTATAATTAGCTTTATTATAGCAATAAAATATACCAGTTGAGAAATTACCTCGCTTTTTATTAGCTTCTTGTAATACCTCAAAGGTAGATAAATTATTACTACAATAAATACCGCACATATATATATATTATAGTATAAAATTAAAAAAAATCAATAAATAATAATATGAGTTTACATAACTGGTCAAATAAAAAAATTATCGTTGAAGATACAGCAAGTTACATGAATAATATCGACTATGATGTTGTTGAAGAAGCAAGAGGTAAAAAAATTGCTGATCCTATTAGAGCAAAATTAATGGGTATGGAAGATATTAGAGATCTTAAAGGTACAATGACACCTAGATACTTTGCAACTAAAGTAATAAGATTTTTACAAAAAGAAAACCCAGAGTTAGATTTAGAAAATTTAACTGATGATGAAATTCAAAATGCTATAAATGTAGTAGCTAATGTTTCAAAACCATTAGCTCAGAGATCTGATATTAAAATTACTACTAGAGAAAGAGGAGCAGCAAAAGAAGGTCTTAAAAAAGGAGATACAGGTTTTGAAACTTTACAATTAAATCTAGGTGGAGATAAAGTATTCAAATCAGAAGGTGAAGTAGGACAGAACGATTTATATACTACTATTAGTGATGGTTTAAAATATAGAGTTACTCTTAATAATTTTAAAGGTACTAAAATTAATTTAGACGATATTACTCAAGATGATGTAGTATCAGTCGTAATAGTAAAGCCTAGTGAAGTAGAAACTGTAGATAAATTTGCAGGAGAGATTGATTTAGGTCAAAGAGAAAAATTAGTAGCTGATTTTCCTGAAGGAGAAGAGCATGATCATGAAGATGGCGAAAGTTGCCCTAGTGATGAAGAAGGTTGTCCAAGTGATGAAGAAGATGCTGAAATTGATCATGATAAAGCTGATTTAGATGATGATGGTGATCTTTCTGAATATGAAAAAGCAAGAGGTCAAGCTATTGCTGATGCTATTGAAAAGCAAGATAAAGAAGAAGATGCAGAAAGATGCCCAGTTACGGGTAAATTAAGGAAGAAAAGTGATGAAGAAACTTGCGATGAAGAAGAACAAGAAATTGCTATGTCACCTCAAGCTATTCAACGTGCAATGATAGAAAGAGGTCGTAACGAACTTAATAGACATCATCAAATTGAAAGATTATTCAGGCACGGTTATTAATAAATTATAGATTTACAATTATTTTCTTTGTAAATTGCATCTAATTTATCTTTCTGTTTATAAGGTAACGGGTCTCGCAAACCTGCATCTACAAACCCTTTTAATCTTAATGCACTACTTGCACTATTTGCATCACATGGATATTCTCCAGAATAACAAGTATAAGTATCGCCAAATTTGACCCCTAATTCTACCCCATGTAAAATAATTTCTTTTTTACTCATTTCAAGAAGAGGGGCTCTAACACTTACATCAACTTCTCTATTTAACAAACATATTTGATTCATTTTATCTATAAATTGTACTGAACCGTCCCAATAACCTGCCAAACTATCCGCTTGAGCAGCACCATACCATACCTCATCCGCTTTAAGTTTCTCAGCATATGATAATAAGATACTTAAAAACATCATATTACGAAAAGGTACATAAGACTTTGGTTGAGCTTCTCCCATTATATCTTTTACATCAGGTGTATCAATATCATTATTAGTCAAAGAAGATGTATCAGCTATATCTTTAATATATTTTACATCTAATAATTTATTAGTAAATAATACATTAGAAAAATCATGCTTAGCATGGACTAATTGACTTACTGCTGCATGTAACTCTAAATCATGTCTTTGACCGTAATCAAACGTTACCGTATGAACTTCTTTATATTGTTCTGCAGCTTTATATAAAAGTACAGACGAATCCATACCACCTGATAATGTTATTATTATTTTATTCTTCTCTT